CCTGAGTCCATAAACTCAGCAACCTTCTGCGCCTGCTTGCCAGACAACCCAGCGGCGAATGCGCTTTCACGAAATTGCTCCAACGTGTTGTCATTCATAGCGCCGTTTAAACGCTCAAATTCATAGCCTGATGACGCCTCTGGCCTGCCGGTATTTGAATAATGCTCTGTCCACTGATCGTCAGTCCAACTTGCATGTGGCTTAACGATCTTATCTGCGCCTACCATTCTTTGCGCATGCGTGTAACTTTTGGCTAACGCACCAACGTTTTCAAAGTTGCGCAGGCTTGGTTCGCCTCTTAAATCTTCTGGTAAGCTGTCCAGAAAGCTAACTGCCGGGGCTGCTTCAGCCACGTCTTGAGACCCCGCTGACGGGGTTGCCTCTTCAGTCATATTATTTACCTTTTGGGTTTGGCGCTCTCAGCCAGCATACGGGCGATCAATAATATTGCGCTTCGCTGGCCCTCATTGAACGCCGTTTGATGCGGATCGCCCTGCACAAATGTGGTTTGCTCAAATGCAAACCGTGTTTTCAAATCAGCCAGAACAGTTGCGCCGTCATCAGTGTCAAACGTGCGGCGGTAGGCAAGCTTTAGATCTTCTATCTGCTTCACTGTGGTAAGCCGCCAACAGCTTTCACCATTGGTGCCGCAGCGCCCAAGGTTTCAGCCGTCATCATTTGTTGCTGTTGCTCTTGCTGCTGCGCTGCTTGCTCTTGCTGTTGCTCACGCATTTCAACTACCTCAGCGTCAGATCTAACAACTCTGGCCGGTATGCCTGTGACCTCAACCAAGTATTTCACAAGCTTGTCGGTATCCAAGTAATCCATAACTGGTGCAATCTCATTGACTTGCATCAGCACCTCAAACCCGCGCAGCATAGATTGCAGATCTGTCAGCTTTTGCGCCTTGGCTAGTGGGCTGACGTATTCGATCTCAATGTCTTGGCCTTGAAGTTCCTTCGGGGCGGGTGGGAGCAAACCGCCCCGAAGGAGCAACCCGAAAGAGCGCGCGATCATGGGCTGCAACAACTCGCTCTGCAATCTTCCCAAAACCGGGCCAAGCAGTCTCATGCGAGATTCATTGCGAGATAGCACCTCTGTAGCAGTCATCTGGGGGCCGTCTTGCAACATTAACTGATCAACGAAAAACGCCTGCCTAATGGCATTGCGGCGCTGTTCTTCCATCGCCAAGCCTAGCGGATTATTAGCGCCGATCTGCAGCGGCTCGATTCTGTCGCGGGTGCCTGCACGGTAAAAGTTTAAACTACCCGGAGTTGTACGCACAGGCATGAGGTAGCCATCATCTGGCACCATAAGAGGTGGATCAATCTGCTTTTGTGCAGCCCTAATCGTCACCTCAGACATTTTATTCAACATTTTGGTGTCTGGCAGAGCGTTCATCGATACGGATCTGCCGTAGGTTGAAACGCTGTCTTTGTTAAACCTAGGCACCATAAAACAAAATTCGTCGTAGCCGCCTTCACTCAGCAGCTTTTTGCCGTCGAGAGCGTAGTATATGCTGGCAAATGGCTTATCTTTGGCGAACTTACCGCCGGTTTCACCCCTAGGAAACACAACGTGGATCACGTCATGCTCGTTGTAAGGCTCATTTTTAAGGTCTTTTGCGCATTTTTGCGGCAAGTTAGCCTCGCCAAACCTCTGGGCCATCGCTCTGGCAGTCATTTTAAACTTACGATAGACGGTATCAACCTTGCCGTTGCTATCCTCAGATATGTAAATCTCAGCAATGTGACGGCTGCTAAAGCTTAAACCCTCATCATTACCCTCAACGTAAAGCGCAGCAGTGCCAAACACCACCAAGTCATAATAAAGCTCATGTATTTCTTGCTGGAAGTTGCTGCGATTAAACGCTTGGTACATTTGATCAATGGCTAGCTCTAACCACTCGTTTGCCGCGTCATTGCCTTGCAATGCTGGATCACGATAACGCATTGAAAACCACGGCGTTGACGGTGATGTCAGCATGCCGTGCAGTGAGGACGCCAACAATTCAACAGCGTGAATAGCCGTGCCGTCAAAAATGCGCTCGGTGCGCTTATCGCCCTGGGTGCGCTTGCGGGTTATGTCGGCTTTTCTGGGCAACATATAGTCAGCCAGTTCCTGCCAGTGGTTTTCCCAATTGCTTCGCTGGCCCTGTAGCTGCTTGAACCGGCGGTCAAGCTTGGCAATCATTGGGGATACTTCCATCAGGCTAGTCCAAAGCTTTTCATCATGGATTTACGCTTGGCCTTCTTGGGATCACCGCCCATCGTGCGGCCAGACATTTTTTGATTTAAACGTTCAAGCGGGTCAACGGTGCTAATGCTTGACGCGGGCTGACTAGATTTAGCACCCATATCGCCAGCAACGTTTTTCTTCTTGCTGTACATCATTTTATCATTCCCATAAGTGAACGCCGCCTGCGCAAGGAAGGTTGGGTCTGAGACAGTAAGCCTTGGCTGCTGGTGGCAATGGTTGAATCGCGGTCAGCCTTTTTAGTTTGGCTGGCTGATGTGGCTGGCTCTGGTTCGTCAGAAATGCCTTGATTGGATGTGGCAATAGTTGACTTACGGCCCAACTTGGTAATGGGCGTTGCAGTAGATGCCGCATCTGCGCCAATAACAGCAGCCTCAGCAGCGCCCATCTCAATGGTGTCAGGATCTGGTGGGGTTACTGTTGCTCTAGACCCGGCTGCGGCTGCTGTGCCTGCGGCGGCGGGTGCTGCTGTGGGGGCTGCTGTGGGGGCAACGTAATCTAAATCTCTTATGCGCTTGCCAGATGCGTCACGCTTATCACCCTCACGGGCAGATGAACGGGCTGCGGCGGCTGAAGCGGCGGTCTCACTATTTCTGACCTTGGTTGCGCCAGTGCGGAAATCAAATGATTCATCTTTTGGCTTTGCGCCAACAATCATTGCTAGATCATTTGCAATCTGACCACGGATGCCCAACTCATTAAATTCAGCAGCGCCAGCAAGATCATCGCGGGTCTTTGGTTTCACTGCGCCAGCGGGTTGCACATTTACTCTAGTTCTAGTCTCAACGTTTTCTGTGCCGTTTTTTGTAGCCCGATTAAAATCACGCTCGTTGTCACGGCCACCACCTCTGCTGCTTGATGCACTTCCGCCCATGATTATCTCCTATGCCGCAAACGGGTCGTACTGCATCTCAGCTTGTCGCTGGGGTGCGCGCTGCGTATCGCGTGTTTCTCGTATTCCAACCGCTAAATACCGAAATGAATCGGCGGCGTGTGACGACCAATCGTGAACGGGGGATGCTCTGAACGATCTGGTGCGCTCGTTATAAGCCCGGTGATATTGGCGTAGTGCCTCTAGCCCTGCCTTCGTGCGCTCTCTGTCAAAGTAACACCGGGGTATCAACATCTGGGCCGCGTGAATGCCGTCTTCGATTGGCAATTTGGGCACCACACGGAAGTTTAAACCCAAGTCCCATGCAATCTCTCTGCGTGATTTACCTGAGCCAAGTTCTCTGACCTCGATGTCATGCGGTGCATAGTGATTGCCGTACACATAACGCCGATCATGCAGCATCTTGCAGTAATGCGGTAAGCCCTCACCGCGCGCCTCGTAAAAATCTATAACGTGAATTGCCCTGCCGACGCTTTGGGTAAACCAAACTGATGTGCTGTCGCCAATTCCGAGGTCAAAAAACGTGTCAACTTTGCAGCTTGGATCATATGGCACATTGCATATTCTACCGTCAGCTTGCGCAGCCTCTAGCTCTTTGCCGTATATCGCGCCGGGAACATTTGCATTCCAACTGCATTCAAATTCTTGCGCATACTGATCAGCGCTCATCATTTTCTGCGCGGCTTCAAGTTCCTCTTGATCCAAAATGCCGGTCTCGCTGGCCTTGTTAACTACGCACAGCCAATCGTCGTCAACAGATGCTTTCTCGTAAAGCTCGTAAAACGCATTGTGACCAGCAGGGGTGCCGATCATGCAGCACCAACCCTTGTGATCGCTCAAGGCAGGGCGCAGGATCTCAGGAAACACAGTCTCACTTATGCTGGCGTACTCATCCATTACGCAGCCCATCAGATATAAGCCGCGCAGACTTTCGTAATTCTCAGCGCCAAGAAGGGATATGCGGCCACCAGTAGGTAAATCGCAGCGTAGCTCAGTTTCATGAAACTTAACGCCGGGGATCTTGCCAGCAAATTCTTTCAGGTAATCCCAAGCTACCGATTTGGCTTGGCGAAATGTGGGTGCCATGTAGGCATAACGGGGTCGCGGATGGGGCGACATAATGCAATCGCGCAAGATGTGATTAATGGCCCACACAGTTTTGCCAAAGCGTCGGTGGCTGACAATAACGCCCCACCGCTTCGCCTGCATCTCAGCGTGGAGAGCGGCTTGCAAAGGACGAGGTGAATATGGGATTACGATCTCCACAGAAGGCGGCTCCTTGCGGCAGTGGATGTGTGCATTTTTGGGACGGGTTATACGCTATAGAAAGGGGCGGATTTTTTTCGGGGGGGTGGGGTATTCCGATTTCAAAAAACAACCATAGGTAGTGCAGACCCAATTAATTTAACATAATGTATATTATGCGACAAACGCCCCATTGATTTCATTGGATAAATAACCGCAGGTTGAAATTGCAGTTTGAAAGTGGGTGTTTATGTGTAAATTTTATGCATAACTTTTACATGCTTCCCGCGCATAGATCGGCGGCTTTGGATCTGTGATATACAGGACTTTT